TTTTCATGCGGAAGACGGCATACGAGTTCATGCCTAGTCTCGTGGGTTCGGGAATGGGTATAAGGGACAGAGGCTAGTTATGGCGATTAGTAAATACGTGTGGCATACGTCCGGCATCGATGGCGTGCTGTATGTTATGCGACTGCGTACACCACTCTAGATTGGTGGATCGGTTGTCGTGATGGTCGTGGTTTATGTGGTTAACGACTGGTAAGTTGTCTGGGTTCGGAATGAAGTGTAATGCTACGAGCCTATGGATCGCGGCATTTGTAGCGATACCCTCTCGCTGCAGGAATACTAGATGCCTGTCAGAGCCACTTTTCGTCTGTTTGAGTATCCTACCTTTACGAATGACGCGCCGAGGCTGTCGGTATCGGCTATCGCTTACTATAATCTCTCTATCTAGCGAACGCACCCTGCCTGAGTTGCTGATTTGGTAATATCCCTCATAGCCTTTTATGTCGCGCCACACCTCTGTTGTATTCATAGCGCTATTATAGCTCGGCTTGTGATAAAATGAAGTTATGATTACAGGCACTACTCTATCGTTCGCGAAGCAAGTCCCCGGTACGCCGGACGCTATGGGCAACTCGGTCAATACGGTTACGAATATTGAAGTTGCTGATTGTCTTATTGCACCAATTACCGAGCCGGTTACTGCCCGGGAGCAACAAGCCCTCGAGCAAAGCAAAGACCAGGTGCGTATCCACCTGCCGAAAACCTACACCGGCGACGTCAGCGACAGCGACGTTACCTGGGACGGCAAGGTGTTTCATCTCGACAGCGATGCAGTCGTCTTTATGGCAGAGAATACGCCCGGGCGTTGGAACCGCTATCTTCGAGCGGAGGTTGTAAATGGCTAATGTTGAAGTAATCGTTATTGATTGGCTCAAGACATTTGTTGGCGTGCCGGTCAGCGCAGAGAAAGCAAAGACCCCACCGGTCAGCTTCGTATTAGTAGACCGAACCGGCGGCGCGCGCGAGGCTATGGTACTCGACCGGGCTGAAATACTAATCGAGGTATACCACAAGAACTCCCGGCTCACTGCCAGCGAGCTAGCCAACACAATCGGCGATAAAATCGTGGAGCTGGAAGCGGTCAACGACAACATTACCCATGCAGACGTAAACTCGATCGTATCACTGGACGACTTGATTGGCGGTTACCGGCGTTATCAGATTTATTGCGATGTTTACCACAGGCGATAGTGCCTGTACAACTTAGTTGCTCAAAATAGTTGTTGTAAATAACTGGCTTATGTTATATTGAGGATAGTCAGAAAAAACGGGTTACGCCCCGGAAAGGAAAAGCGGAGATGACTAAATACTTTACAAAGGATGGCGACGAGTTTAAGGAAGTAGAGGGCACTCTATTCACCCAGGACGAGTTTGAAACCAATATCGGTCCACGACTTAAGCGCGAGCGCGAAAAGTTTAAAGACTATGATGATCTCAAAGAGAAAGTCGGCAGTATTGATAGGATCAAGTCCGAGTACGAGAGCAAGCTAGCGGAAAAAGACGTCCTCGTGGGCGAACTTACCACCAAGGTGAAAGCTGCGGAGCTAGGGACTGAAAAAGTCAAGATTGCCTCGAAGTACAAGCTATCCGATGATGCACTCGAGTTCCTAGACGGAGACAGCGTTGAGGCTCTAGAAGCGAAAGCAGAAAAACTTTCAAAGCTAGCGCCTGGAGGCAAGGTCGTCGTTAAGAAATCCGGCAAGCCTGCTGAAGGCGAAGCGGACGGAAACAGAAGCATCGCACGTAACCTATTGGGTCGCAACAACTCTGACGCTTAATTAACCGATTAAACGAAGGAATATAAAGCTATGGGTAATCCGCTTTACACAGACGCACTCGACCTAGCCGCACACCAGGGCGAAGCGTGGCGCAAAAACATCCGAGGTGGCGTCCTCTCTAAACTAGCCGCTCAAGATCCAACTATTAAGGTCGGATCGACTGACCACTTTACCTTTACAGGTACTCCGAAAGCGGAGTTGGTCGGCGAAGGTGCTGATAAGTCCAGCAATGATGGCACGCCTACAAAGGCAACTGCCAAGACTTACACGGTTCAGGTTACTTACCGAATGAGTAACCAGGTACTATGGGAAGATGAAGACTACCAAACCGGCATCGTCGACAAATTGGTAGAAAACATCGCGATCGCTTTGAGCCGAGCGCTCGACTTGATTGCCATTCATGGTATCAACCCAAAGACCGGCACAGTATCTGCAGGCGTTACGCAGTACTTTGCGAAAGTCGGAAACGACGTCGGTCGTGTTGTTGCGACAGCTGATCCAAACGCAGACATCGAGGCGCAAGCCGAAGATCTCCAAGCCGCTGGTCACATTGCCACTGGTATTGCGTTTGACCCTGTGTTCGCTGGTAAATTAGCTCGCACCCGCGATCTAAACGGCAACAAACTCTATCCAGAGCTGGGTCTTGGATTCAACGTTGATAACTTCCAGGGTCTGCCTGCCGCTGCTAGCGACACAGTATCTGGTCGTCAGGAACTTGGCGTCGATGACGCTCGTGTCCAGTCGCTCATGGGTGACTTCAACGCCTTCCAATGGGGTGTTGCCCGCAACGTGCCTCTAGAAACCATCGAATATGGTGATCCAGATGGTAACGGCGACCTTAAGCGTACGAACGAGATCGCGATTCGTGCGGAAGCCGTCCTCGGCTTTGTCATCTTCGACGAGACTGCTTTCAGCCTCATCGAAAAACCAGTTGCCAGCTAATCTCGGCTACTAACTACAGAGACGCTCCACTCCGGTGGGGCGTTTTTGATTGTTGTGATAAAATAAACGTATGATAAAAGCACAAATATACCTGTACAATAATCGCTTCACTGGGGAGGTCTTACCGCTTACGAAACAACAGGGTAAAAAGCTCTCCGAGGATTGGTCGCGCATTAAACCGGCAATCAATGACAAGGGGCAGCGCGTGCTACGCATGAAAATGCAGGGCGGCACTGTCGATATACTCGAGACGGAGGTGGCTAAAAATGTCGTCCCTGGATCAAAGTAAATATATCGCCGACCTGGTGGTGCTCAAAACAAAAGAATTCAAAGAGGTCAAGGAGTTGCTATTGGCGAATGAAATCGTCAGCGCTGATGCGGAGATAGTGAAAACCGCCGCCAGCATTGACGAAATTGCCCACGCGCTGACCGACCAGCAAGCCTCCAGGCTCATAGACGTATTAGTTGCCACAAAAGAACCGGCACGCGGTCGTGTGTACTCTAAAAAGCGCGTGGAGCAAGCGTCGAGCTTGGTAGATGATATTAAAAGCACTATTGCAGGGTGGACGTTCTAATGGATTACGCACAACTCAACGATACGATCCAAAAAAAGGTCATGGCGGCACTCGCCATTATTAACAACCCCGAAGTAGCGCCGGACGTGCGCCAGCTCAACCAGGAGATACTATTCCGGGAAGTCGGCGCGGCGGTATACGCCAAAGTCTACAATATGAACGCCTTTGATTACGAGATCGAGCATACAACCGGTCCAGGCATCGACGACCGGCACTTCGGGCTGGCAAAGGTAGCCAGCGCCAGCGTGTCGGCGGGAGCACTCGGGCTTGGTCTGCTGGTACGGAATTACCTAGATACTATGGCGAGCAACGCGCAGCGGGACGCCACTCGTAATGCCTCTCAGTCCGGTAAACGTGTCCGCATAATTCGCAAGGTAGTCAGCGAGTCTTGCAAATGGTGTGATGGACTGGAGAAAACATACGACGGCAGGTTCGAGGACGTTCCGGCTGATATATGGATGCGGCATCGCGGCTGTGACTGCTCGATTATTACTGAGGGCTATAAGACTAGAAACGGTTTGCTGGATAACTACGTCAAAGATAAAGACGGCAATCGAATATAAAGGTATATGAACCCAACTATTGAGGTAAAAGCCTATGTCGCAAAATATCGTTGAGCTAAAATTGGCTGGAAATATACCGGCAAAGAAAAACTCGCGCATAAATCGCGGGGACGGCATGAGCTTTCCGAGCCTGGCGTTCGAGGACTGGCAAAAAACTGCGATCGGCAATGTGCGCCTGCAGACGAAGGAGCGCTTCGAGGGTCATGTTATGCTCGAGCTTATTCTCTACTTTGGCACGCTCGGGCGCGCCGACACCGACAACCGGGTCACTAGCATACTGGATATGTTGGTAAAAGCGGGCGTGTTCCCGGATGATTATTGGGAGAGTATCGCCAAGACAAACTACGAGGCGGCATATCGCCCCGGCAGACCCGGTGCATTTATCAGAATAACGCCATTACCAGATGACTTCTTCGGTCCGGAATATGCGGAGGCTTCAGCCAAGCGCGACAAAAGAAACCTTGCGAAGAAACGCTAACGCTATTCGTATGTTACAATTACAATATCTGGTATAATATAAACCAATAATAAACTACGCTTACGGAGCGGCAAACCCGGCTAAAAAGGAACAGCAATGCAACCACAGCCGGTAATCGATCCACGAGAACATGAAGCCCAAGCAATAGCAGTTCAATTATTGCGACAGCTTAACGTATACGAACCGCAGGTTGCTAATAAATATGCTTATTATGAAGCCGACCACGACACCCGCGACTTTGGTATCTCTACCCCTCGCAAAATGCTCCACTACCGCCCAGGCATTGGCTGGGCAAGTCGCGCCGTCAACTCTCTTTCAGACCGCGTAAACTTCGACGGCTTCGCTCGCGACTCGTTCGGTGTGAATAACTATTTTACTCAAATCAACGCCACCAGCGTCATTAGCCAGGGCAAGCACGACAGCGCTATTGGCGGTTGTGCGTTCGTCGCCGTTGTCGACAACTCCGAGGACGACCCAGCGCACCCTAAAATACTCATGCCATTCACTGCAGAGGAAGCCACCGGCGAAATCAACCAGACGACCGGGTTGCTGAACGTTGGTCTAGCAGTTACTCGCTGGGCAAAGCCACAGCCAAGCATTACACAGCCCTCACGCCGCGTACGCTTCGCTCCTGCAGACTTCATAGTCTTTACTCGGGACTTTACCGCTATATTTGAAAATCGAGAGCTATCATTCATCGTCGATAACCCAACTGGTCGTTGTTTGCTCTTGCCTATGACGCACCGCGCAAGCGCCCGCCAGCCACTCGGTAAATCACGCCTTACAAAGACCGCCCGCCGGATCATCCAGGAAGTCGGTCGCCAAAAACGCCGCGAGGAAATTGC